TTTTAACAAGAGGAAATATATGAAGATATCAATAGAGGGCTTAGCCCTAATCAAAAAGTTCGAGGGACTTGAACTGGAAGCATACAGATGTGCTGCTGGTGTTCTAACAATTGGCTATGGTCATACGAAAGGAGTCACAGAAGGACAAAAAATAACAAAGGCAGAAGCAGATGAACTACTTGTACACGAGTTAGTCGAGTACGAAAAAGCTGTAAATGATGCCGTCACAATTTCAATAGATCAGTGCATGTTCGATGCATTGGTATCATGGACATACAATCTCGGTCCAAGCAATCTAAACGCAAGTACAATGCTGAAGGTTCTCAATGGTGGGGACTATGACGGAGTACCTGCACAAATTAAGAGATGGAACAAAGCAGGTGGTAAAGTACTTGACGGACTAATCCGTAGAAGAACTGCAGAAGCATTACTCTTTGAAGGACAAGACTGGAGTGAAATTTAAGTTTTCCGAAGAACTATTACTACAAGCTGCAGCACATGCACAGGAAAGAGGAATGACTCTTGATGAGTATATACAAGAAGCAGCAGAGTTAGCACAAAAACATGAATATGAACAAAATAACAAACAATCTGAAGAAGATTTGGACTAAGATACAACAATTTTGGTTCTGGTTTAAAAGCCTCTTTATTACTTATTATAGTCTCAAAGTGAGCTATAATGCTACGTGGGGAGATTCAGATGACCAAGAGTTTATAGTCAAGAAGTTCATTAAAAAGCAACCAAAGTTTATTTCTTTCATCACAGAAGAAGGTGAGTTAGTAGAAATTAGTGGTGCAGATGGACTCAATTATAGGATTCAACAATTATGAACCAACTTTATATAGGCGTTATATTAGTACTCGGATTCGGTAGTTATACACTCTACCAACAGAACCAAGTATTAACAGCAAATAACGCAGCACTGGAAGGTGCGGTTGCTACACAAGAAGCAGCAATTAAGAATATGCAGAACGATTTTGCTCTGCAAACAAAACAGCTAGGAGACTTACAGAAGAAGTCACAAGCAACACAGTTAGAGATGAATAGATACTTAGACATCTTTAAACGACACAATTTAACAAAACTAGCAGCAGCAAAACCTGGTTTGCTAGAACCAAGAATAAATAAAGGAACGAAAAATGTATTTGATTCAATCGAAGAAGTTAGCCGCACCATTGATAGCCTTGATGATGGCGTCGAGTTGCAGTCTACTTCCAACTAAGCAGATAGAAGTAACAGCAAAACCAATGGACAGACTGATTACTCAGCCTGTACTACCACGTGAGATAGACCTCAAAGACCCTATGTGGTATGTAGTAAGTGATAAAAACATTGAGGAGTTTCACGAAAGATTAACAAAAGAGCATGGACAGATAGTATTCGTAGCTATGTCTATACCAGACTATGAATTAATGTCATACAACATGCAAGAACTAAAACGATATATTATAGAACTCAAGGAAGTCGTAGTATATTATGAAAAAGTAACAGACCCCGAAGCATTGAACAATGTGGAATAGTATTAAACAATTTTTTATAGACTGGAGCTACTTTAGAGTAATGAATAAAGGAGCAAAGTTTTTTGATAAGAATCCAGTAGTACAAGGACGATTTGAAGAAGTCGAAGACTGGCTGGAGCATATAGAGGATAGATTAGCAGCAGTGGAAGAAAATAGTCACCCATGTAAAGAACTGCATGAGTTTGATGCTTATCCTGACATTATCGAAAGACTTACATCAGTAGAGCAACACATAGATAAGTGAAAGAATTTCTATGGATGCTGAAACCAATAAGTAGAGAAATGGTATTAATACGAGAAAAAGGAATTCTCATAGATGCGTATAGAGCAGGGGTAAAAAATGTTTACAGAATTAAGAGAACTATTAAAGCGTGATGTAGTAGATATTACATTCGTTTCACAAAACTCTCACAAGGAGTATACAATTCCTTGTACGTTGATGGAGTCCCTCACTGGAGGTAGAGTCAATCAACAAATTAATGACACCATAGTGTGTTATCGAATGGATGAGGATAGATGGGAAGACATTAGATTAAATTCTATAGTTTCTTATCAAGGAAGTCCCTAATTTTAGGGCAAGGCTCTTTACAGAGCGGAGAATATTATGTTAATGGATTTAGTAGGTTTAGTTACTCTAATAGTAACAATTGCTAGTTTAATCGCGGCGTCAACACCGACACCTAAGGATGATGTATGGATGGGCAAATTCTACAAATTTGTAGATATGTTAGCATTGAACATCGGAAAAGCGAAGGATAAAGGCAATGTCTGATGAAAGATTCAGTGGCGATATGTCACGCAATGAAGTAGAGTTAGACCTTAATAAGTTTATGGCAATGGTCACTGAAATAGGTGAACTTAAAGCTAAAATTATGGAGTTAGAAAACGACAAAGAACCAGAAAACCCTTGGCAGAGATGGATATGGCTATCAGGAATGATAGACGCTTGGAGAATTTTCCCAAGAATGTTCCTCACTGTGTACATTGTATTACTTTATAAGTGTACAATATGGTTTATGGAACTTCCAGCACCAACATTCGAGCAGTCTGGTTTAATCAGTATTGTGGTCGGAGCGGGTGCGGCATGGTTCGGCTTGTATGCTGGAACGGCAAAAGATAAGATAAACTCTAAGTAACGAAAAAATAGTTCTTGACAATTGCTCATATATTTAGTATAATATACTTATGAAAAAATTCAAAGAACTTAAAAAAATAGTAAAATACTGTACTCATTGTGGTGGTCGCAAGAACACTCGTGAGTGCAGTGGTTACAAGTGTTGGATTAAATGAATTTATTTTATTTAGATGAAGACATGGATAAGTCTGCCGAGTATCATGTTGACAAGCATATTGTCAAGATGCCGCTCGAGGCAGCACAAATATTATGCACTACTATATGGATAGACGATTTATTGGGGTTCGTTCCTCGAGCTCTTAACGCAGAGGAAAGAGAAGTGATGAACAAGGCAAAAGCCGAGATTAAGCATTTACCTCTTGAGGAACGACCCTACCCCTACCTACCGATGATGTACAATCATCCTTGCACTATCTGGGCAAGAGAGTCTTTGGAAAACCATGAGTGGGTTCATTGTTATGCTAACGCATTGAATGATGAGTACCACTACCGATATGGAAAACTACACAAATCAATCGAGCAAGTAGTAAACAAACTACCTGATCCGAAGAATTTACCAAAAGCAGGTTTTACAACCTTTGGCTTAGCTATGCCTGATGATTTGAAAGACTATGATAACCCTATACAGAGTTATCGTGATTATTACCACTTAGACAAAGCAACATTTGCAAGTTGGAAATACCGTGATAAACCTCACTGGTGGAATGAAGACTATGCAGATTATGAGAAAAGGATTACAAGATGATTATAATTTATGGAAAAGAGAGTTGCCCTTACTGTGATATGGCTAAAGATTTAGCTACACGAAAAGGACACAAAGTAGAATACAAGCAATTAGGAGTAGACTATGAGTTCAGTGAACTTAAAGAAAAATTCCCAAAAGCAAGAACTTTTCCGCAGATTATAATGGACGGAATCAGTATAGGTGGGTATACAGACTTGGAGAATTTAATTGACTAAGTATAAATTCAACGAGGATGAGGTATTACAAATACTTCGCAACCATATATTAGGAACTTACGACGCTCACTACAGTATGAATAAAATTCAGTCAACTGAGTTTATATTTGATGCTGGGCATGGCGAAGGGTTCTGTATTGGTAACATAATAAAATATGCACAGAGATACGGCAAAAAAGAAGGTCGCAACAAAGAAGATTTGTTGAAGATACTTCACTATGCCGTAATCTTGCTAGGACATGAGATGCCATCCACTAATTACACGGAGATACACAATAATGGCAATAAAGACTAGAAAGCATGAGAATTTAACAGAAACAAACATACAACATGTTATGGAGTTATTGAACGGAGATAGTCCAATAACAAAGAAAGAAGCATGTAGTATACTAAATATAAGTTACAATACTACGAGGCTCAATAAAATAATTGAAGACCACTTAGAAACAGTAGCTTATAGAGAAAGACGCAAAGCCCAAAACAAAGGTAAAGGCGCAACAGAGATGGAAATTAAACAAGTAGTAAACTTCTACTTGGATGGAGCAAATGTATCAGATATAGCTAAAAGTTTATATCGTTCACCTGCATTTATCAAAGCAGTAGTAGAAAGATTGGGTATTCCACAGAAATTACCTCAAACAGACTACGAAGGGAGAAGAAACGCAATGCTACCAGAACAATGTGTAGCAGATGAGTTTGAAGTTGGAGAAAAGATATGGGCAGTTCGACAGAACTATCCAGCACTTGTTGAAAAGGAGTTAAGACCTGAGCAAGCTGAAGAAAGAGGATATAAATTATACTTGTGCTACACTATAGAATGTAGTCAAGAAGACCTTAAAGGTAGTTATTTTCCTCACTTAAGTTTTGCAGGTAAGAACTATCCTTTGGCTACCTATGAAATGGGTAAGCTAGAACATCTGCAAAAGTATTTATAAAAGGAGACTAGGATGGAAATATGGCAGATTATTGCCGCG